GTCCAATAAAAAATGTATCAGCGAGATTATAGATCAGAACCATAATCATGCTGATGATCGAAGGGATGACATTGCTTAACACGGCTTTTGGAACCGGAGCATCCCTGAAAATTTCAGTTGTATTCTGTTGCATAATCGTTCTCCTTATTGTTTGTAATCATTTTAATAGACAAATATATATACTAACATATGAATAAATGAGATTCAATGAAAAAATCGGATTTGTGCACTTTTTTTCGTGCAAGGCTAAGTTGTAAAATCAAGTGCGACAAGGGTTAATAACTCTATCGCACTTGATTTTTTATTGTGGAAAATATGAGTGCTACAAGAGAATTAAAAAACTCTTGTAGCACTTTTTATTTTGCCAATTTTTAAGGAAAGGTGGGCGGAAACGTGAAAAAAGGAGATAAGCGTATTACATACGCCGACAGACAGAAGATTGAAGCAATGGAGCGAACCGGGGCAAAGGTTACAGATATTGCAAAGGCGGTTGGGTTTCACAGAGCAACGATTTATAACGAATTGAAGCGTGGGGGAACACCATACCGGGCAGAAGTAGCACAGAGAAGTTTATAAATGCCAGGCGGCAGCAGTATAGAAAGGAACTCAACATGGAAGTGTGGATATTACGAGGGACAGACCCGGAAACATTGGAAGAAAAGATAAATAAGCAGTTGGAAGAGGTGGAAAAGGTAAAATCACTTTTCCATACGCCAACGGTTCAGTATCAAACGGCAGTAGTGCCGCAGATGCGAGGGGATAAGGTAACGGGTTACAAGGTGGAGTATTCAGCAATGGTTGCAGTAGAAGCAAAACCGTTATTCCGGGAAGCGTAGGTGGCAGCAGATGAAAAGAAAATTAAAGGTTAATGACTTCTTTTGTGGATGCGGCGGAATGGGTATTGCATTTAAAAATGCCGGGTATGAAATAGCCGGGGCATGGGACTTTGATAAATACGCCGTGGAGAGTTACCGGGCAAACGTAGGGGACCATGTACAGAAAGCAGACATTAAGGAATTGCACCAAGCAGACATCCCACAAGCGGATGTGTGGGCGTTTGGTTTCCCGTGCCAGGATTTGAGCGTTGCCGGAAAGCAACGGGGCATGATTTTAAAATGCGAGGATTGCGGCGAGGAAATAGAGATAAACCCGGAAGAGTACACGGGCAACACCATTTGCCCCAAGTGCAGCAGTAACAATTTTAAGGCGGCGAGCCGTAGCGGATGTTTCTTTGAAATGATGCGATTACTTGAAGAAACAGAGAGAGAGAGAGAACACGCCATGCCGGCCGTTATCATTGCGGAGAATGTGCGAGGGTTACGCCCGTATCTGCCAGTGTTACGCCTGGAATATGAACGCCACGGGTACACGGCACATATTGAAATGTTTAATTCCAAATATTGGAACGTGCCACAGAACCGGGACCGTTACGCAGTAGTAGGGACCAGAAATAAAAAGAACCTAACATTTACATTTCCGAAAGAGCAACACGAATTTGTACCGAAGTTATCGGATTACCTGGAAAAAGATGTACCGGAAAAATATTACTTGCCGGATGAAAAGGCACAAACCATTATAGCCCAGGCGTTAGAGAAACTAGAGGGTTTAGGAAAGTGCCATGCGTGCATTACGCCGGACCGTATCAACAAGCGGCAGAACGGACCGAGGGCAAAGGCAGAGGACGAGCCAATGTTTACACTTACCGCCCAGGATTTACACGGCGTTATCATCCTGGAAGATGAACAGACGGAAGAAAGCGTTGTTACGGACATTGCAGAGGAAACCGGGCTTTTAGACCCTAACGGTTGCGGAAAAACATTACGAGTTGGGGGGGGCGGAAGCATCACAAAGAAACATAACTACCAACACGTTATTGTCAATCCAGGGGGGGGCAGAGAGCAACAGAGTTTCCCATAACGGTAACGGTCAATAAGTGCGGAAGAAATGTTTTAAAAATTGCGGATGTTTCCCCGTGCCTTACCGCAAGGGATTATAAAGGGTACGCCGGAAAGAAAGACATGATAGCAGTTATAGAAGAGCGAAAGGAACAAGACAATGGAAAGAGCCAACAACCAGGGTTGCCAAATGGTGGGGATGCTTGACATAAAAGGTCAAGACCAATGCCGCCGGGTGTATTCAACGGACGGAATAGCACCAACCCTTACAACATCCGGGGGGGGGCAAAGGGAAGTGAAAATATTTGATACAAAGCGGTTGAGGGTGCGAAAGTTGACACCTAAAGAATACGGAATTTTACAAGCGTTCCCTATGGACGATTGGAAACAAGTTGTTTCAGATAGCCAGGCATATAAACAATTTGGTAACGCAGTAACTACAACGGTTTTTACCGCAATAGCGGAAGAGATAGCAAAAAGCATTTATGCAGCAGAAGAAAGCGAGGAACAAAACATGGAAGCAGAAAACAAGAATTTTACCGGAATGAATGAACCGGAAGAGAAGCCAACGGCGGAAAGCATTTTGGCAGCAGCGGAAGCAGAAGCCAAGGTGGCAGCAGAACGGGAAGAAACAACTAAAACAGCAATTCCGGCAGAGGAAACCATAACACCGAACTCATTAGCCAACGGGATGTTGCAGTTTCTTCTTGATAGCGGAATTGTAGCGAGTGCGTGCGTAACGGATGAAACAGAAAAGATGTTTGCAAAGCACATTAAAGAAGAATTGGACGGAATAACGATTGGGGAAACACCGGAGATATTGAGAGATTGGGGAGCGGCACAAAACGCCGTCAATGATATGCTTTCAAAATATGCACCGGGCGGATATATGGGGAAAATCATTTATCCATTACTTACCCCATTAAAAGAGCGGTTGGAAGCCGGAGAAAGAACACCGGATTTATACAACGCCATTGTAGAAGCCACAAGGTAGGTGCGGCGTATGACATTAGCGGACATTGTGGGCGTTATGTCCGGCCCGGACCGTGTACGGATTACAAAAGGAAGCAATGAACTATTTGCCGGATATTTGGGTAATTTGGTACACATGGCAGAATATGAAGCACTTATGGCGGAAGAGGTCACACGGCTAAAAGAAAAAGTGGACATAACCCATAAAAGATATAAGGAATTGGGACTAATGCAGCCATTACACCCGGAAGAAACACCAAATTACAGTTTTTCAGATTTGCAGTTGACTATATACCGGGAAATCATATTGAAAAGCGAGGAATAACACATGGAAGAAAAAACAATGATGCCTATTAACAATCAGATTGAGCCGGATTTTTTAGAACACATCAAAAGCACCTTTAAGCGGTGGAGAGATTTAAACACCCAGGGCGTGACGATTGGGGCAAGGGAATTAAGTAATTTTGCCTTTACCTTAAAAGGTGCATCCATGAATAGCCATTTGGGATTTAAGTACAATTTCAACCCACGGGGAACGGATACAGACGGAAACCCGGCAATCACATTAAAACTTTATACCAAACCGGAGCAGATGAACCCGGCAGCAGATAGGCCGGTATATGAATTTGCAGCCCCTTACATGGTTTAGGGTGCAGCAGTACAGAAAGCGAGGGAACACAACATGATGCAGAAATTAAAAGAAGAAATCACGGCAGCAGCCAACAGAGAATTAAACCGGGCAAATGAGCAATTCCCGTTATTTACATCAAAACATGAGGGCGTGGCGGTTGCCTATGAGGAATTAGAAGAGAGCAAAGAAGCCCTTGAAGAGTTAGAAGCATCCTTTAAGTGCTTATGGGATGATGTGAGAGGGAAAGAAACGCCTTGTTATCTGAAAGAAGAGATAACACCGCTTAAAATCGCAGATTACGCAATTAACCTTGCGTGCGAAGCCGTACAGACGGCCGCTATGCTTATGAAATATGAAATGAGCCTTAACCCGGCAGCAGAAAGAGAGGGCGAATAATGGCAATATACGCAATTGATTTTGATAACACATTGGCTATTACCCGTTTCCCGGAAATTGTAGCCCCAAACAAAAAAATGGTTGCTTTTGCGAAAGCGGTAAAAGCCCAGGGACACCAAATAATATTGTGGACAAGCAGAGCCGGGGCAGACCTGGAAAATGCCGTGGAGTGGTGCAGATTGCAAGGGCTTGTATTTGATGCCGTGAATGAGCCGTTACCGGAGCAGATAAAGCGGTGGGGAAACGATACAAGAAAAATCTATGCGGATTATTACATAGACGATAAGAATATGACAATAGCCCAGGTGGAAAGCACCATGAACCAAATAAAAGAGATTATGGAAGAAATAAAGGAGTGAAATAATGAAAATCAAAATTACAGATGTGTTACCTATTGTTAATCCGCCGGAAGTAGGAAGCGTACACACGGTTACAAGAAGAGAGACAGAACCACCAAGAAACAGACGCACGAAAATGTACTATATAGAAGTTGGTAAAAGGGAAATAGGGGTATATCCAAGAGAATGCAAAGTGATAGAAGAGTAGAAAGCGAGGATAAATAAATGGGATTTATGGACAATTTTACATCAGATAGCCCGGTAACAGTAAAGCAGCCGGATTATTACGAAATGGTAAAGGAAGCAGCCAAAGCGGAGTTAATCACAAATGCGGTCAATGCGGAAGTGCCAGGGTACTACATCCAAGCAATGATTACCGGGAAAAAGCCGGAATTTCTTAATACCCTGGATGCAGAGGAAGAGAAAACCGGATTTAGAACGGAATATGAGCAGATAACCGGGGCGGCGGTATCAATATTTGAAACAATGACAAAGGAAAGAAGCATAGAAGCGGCAACCATTGGATTACGCAAACTTATTAACGCCATAAGCCAAAGCCATATTGAGGAAATAAAAGCAATAGAGGAAAACCAAAAGGAAAGAGAGAAAGCGGAAAGCGAGGGAATACAACATGATGCAGACGGCAGCAGTACAGAAGATAAGCGAACAGAATAGCCCATATAAAGCAATGTTGGACCGGGCCTATATGATAGGCTACACGGATGCCATGAACCAGGAGAGAAGCCACAGAAGAGCCGCCAGGGAACGCCGGGAAAGAAAAAAGTATTTTGCCATGCAGAAGTTAAACGGCGTTGCATTACTGATTTTCACGGCCGTAGCAATCAAGATTTTAGAGGGGGATGCAACAATAGCATTTATAACCGTTCCTTTAGTGTTGTTTTGCAAATTAAATGATGCTCCGGTTGTTACATTAAATGATGCTATTACTGTTTGAAATCGAATCATTTG